GTCGTGGTTTCCCATAATCATATACACATTTTCAAACGCTTCGCTTAATCTTTTAATGTTTGGTACAGTATAATTTAGTGTACTAACATTAACACTGGCACGATGATGGTGCCAATCGCCTAGAAATATACATGTTTCACATCCAGCCGCTTTGGCCTTTTCAATAAACCAATAGATAAATCTTTCACAATCATCATTGTGTTGACGACTATTGTTTTTGTTTCCAAAATGTATATCTGTAAAACATGCAACCTTATTGAAGAATTGGCTCATAATACGTTATATCCTGCATCTTTCATTTCTTGTTCCATTTTATCATGGTAATCTGACTCTTTGGTCTCTCTTGCTTTACGTTGAGCTGTTTCATCGTCAATTTGACGTGTGAAGCTGGGTGTTTGTCCTGCTTGTTGTAGCAAGTCATCACGTAAGTTTTGATTACGTTTTTCCAAGTTAAGCACCCTAGTAAAGCTATTTGTAATAGCCGCTGTGTAATATGCAAACGGATTCTGCGATTTTGACTCATCAAAATACAAACCAATCTGTGATAGTTGTACCAATGCGTGACTACGCATCTCATCTACATATGTGTACCCACGCCAGTTACTGCGCATACTATAACGTTGACACAACATCATCATCATACTTGCTAGTTTTTCTGTAATACGACCGTGTGACACACTAAAATGTCCGTTACTTAGGCCGCCTTTCCAGTGGCTACGTACAACTTCTGACCATTTGCCTTCTACCCAGGCCAAGTGAATAAATGGCGGATAGTTACATTTTGCATGCTGATCAGCTATCGTTTTGGGTTTATTCTTACGTCCAGGCTCTAATGGTACATGATCAAATGTCATATATCTAATAACTATATCTTCCAATGGTATTTCACTACCATCAAACTTATGGTTAATTAGCCTAGGTTTGTCTTTTGCTTTTTTACCCGGTGTAATTTCCCACTGGGCTAGTGCTTTAGCGTGTGTTTCCACAGCTATTCTATCAGCACGTGTTTGTTTAGCTTCGGCAATAACTTCATCAGTTATCTGGTCCATGTCATGTACAATAGCATCATTCTGATAGTATTTCTCGTCAGTAACACAGGCGAAACTAATCTTACTCTTGTGAATTTCCTTAAGAAGTTCTTTGTTGTTTAAATAATTTACTCGTTTTGCCATAGATATTTCCCTTATGTAGTTATAACTATAACATTCATTATACACTATGTCAATCTAAAAGTCACACTTTTTTCAGTGTATAAATAGTAGTGGAGATTATTATAATGTTGATCAATGAAGTTATTAGTTTTTTAGAAGCAACTGCCACAAAAGCAGTAGCTATCTATCCTGGTCGTTTTTATCCCTTTCATAAAGGGCATAAATTTGTATACGACTATTTATCAAGCAAATATGGCACTGCTTATATCGCTACCAGCGACAAGCAAGGACCAGATTCGCCATTTAGTTTTGAAGAAAAGAAGCGTATGATGATGCTTACTGGCGTACCAGCCAGTGCAATTGTTAATACACGACAGCCATACGTACCCAATGAGATACTTGATCAACTAGATGCAAAAACAACAGCCGCAGTATTTGGCGTTGGTAAAAAAGACATGGATGAAGGTAATCCACGTTTTAAAGTAGGACTCAAGAAAAACGGAGAGCCCACATATTATCAGCACAACAAAGATTCACGTGAAACATATGATGTACACGGATACTTAGATGTTGTGCCAACACAAAAATTTAAAGTACTTGGTGAGCCTGCAACAAGCGCCACTGAGTTACGCAGACAGTACGCAACACTTGATGATACACAAGCACAACAATTTATTACAGATTTGTTTGGTGCATTTGATCAGCAGGTAATGAGTACAATGGACCAGAAGCTAGGACGCAAATAATGGAAGATAAACGTGCCAGACTGTTATGTAAAAGTGGATACAATCAAGCATTGCAAGGACCTGCAAGTGTTTTAAATCGTGGTATTGTATTTCCGTATACACCAACGATTCAAACACAAGTGCAAGTAGCATATAGTAAATATGATTTAGTACACACAAACAGTCAACCACATGCATTTCAAAGCAGTAGTCCTCCAGGAATACAAATTACAGCAACCTTCTATCAACAAACAACTGAAGAAGTGCAGTATTTGGCTGGAGTGTATCACTTCTTAAGAGTAGCTACCAAGATGAATTTTGGAGAAGGTGATCCAGATCGTGGTGCTCCACCACCAGTATTGGAGTTTAGTGCATATGGTGCAACTAATTATGAACGTGTTCCAGTACTAGTTGCTGGATTTACACAGAGTTTTCCAGATGATGTAGATTATGTAGAAGCCAGTGTTAATGGAACTACAGTACAAATGCCCACAGTGGCTACAATTGCTATGGACTTGATTGTACAGTATAGTCCTCGTCGTACAAAAAGTGAATTTACATTAAATGGATTTGCAAATGGATCACTTTATCGTGGAGGATTTATTTAATGGCAGTTACATATAAAAAGACCAGTGCATATAGTAAAACTAAGTCTAACAGTAAGTATTTGGAATCTTATGTTCCGCCTATAACTATTAGTTATGAAAATACAAAAGAGATAACACTAACAGCCAAACACAACCTGAGGCCAGATGTACTTGCATTTGAGTTGTATGGTGATGCAGACTATTGGTGGGTGTTTGTGCTATTCAATCGTAATAAAATTGTTGATCCAATTTTTGACTTTAAAACTGGAGTAACTCTCCGTGTACCAATTAATACCAGCTCAATAGGAGTTTAATTTGGCTTACTTAGAAAATTCACTTAATCAATATGATAGTTATAGTTATAATCTAGCATTGCACATGGTGCATCCAGATAGTGCTGGATTACTTGATGCAGCTATTGCCAATGGTAAGACAATTGTGATGGCTGATAATAGCCAAGAGTCAAGATATAATATTAGTGATGTTGAGCAAACCTTTAAAGTTGGGTTTGGACAAGTGCGTAGTACATATGGAAATATGTTTACTATCAAGATAACAGAACCACAAGGCACAACATTTTTAGAAAGTATTGCACTAACTGCAAGACAGCTTAATATCGAAAATCATCTGTTGGCACGATATTTTATAACAATTGAATTTATTGGACGTGTTCCCAATGGTAGTGCAAAAAGACATCCTTTAAAATTTATATACCCTATTGTATTTCAAGACATTCAAATGCAAGTTGATGCAGGTGGTGCTAACTATAATATCAATGCTGTTGAAAACAGTGTGAGTGCATTTAGTTATTTGGAGCAAGTAATCAAAAGTCAAATTACAGTGGAAGCCGCAACAGTTGGTGAGTTTGTGTCAGAGTTTCTGCAAAAATATGAAAAGAGTCTAGAAAATGACTTACTGTATAATATCAATGCAGCATACAAAGATGAATATAATATAGAGTGGGATAATGAAACCGGCACAGATACTTGGCAACAGTGGAAAATACAGCAAGCTGCTGAAGGACTTAAAACACTTGGCCCAAGTAAAATTGGCAACAAAATCCATTTTACTATTCCCAACGGCAGTAACTTGTCTGATATTACCAGTATGGTATTACAGGCAACTGCTGAGTATAAAAAGATTGTAACTGATACTGGCGGCTTTATGAAAACAGCACCAGGTGAGCCCAGCAGTCAAAACTTGGATGAATTTCCTGTATTTTACAAAGTAGTACCTAGAGTTGAGTTTGGTGCTTATGATCCCCTCAGGGGAGACTATGTTAAGATAATTACATTTAAGATCAAAAAGCATATTATGGTTGATCGTATTATGGACAGTGTTCAGTATGGCAAAGGCATTACTAATGCTACTATACAAAACACCAGAGTAAACAAAATGTTTACACAAAATTTATTACGCAAACGCTATGATTATATTTTTACTGGGTTAAACTCAGAGATCATGCAGTTGGACTTAAAGTTTGATAATCAGTTTTATGAGATCAGTGTTGTTGGTAATGGACAGGTTGGTGACCCCAACAAAGATGCATCAACTGCTGGACAGTCCGCTGCAACAGTACATGATGGTGTTAAAGCCCTCAAGAAAAGTATTGTAGAAATTAGTAGAAAAATATCTAAGCTAAATCAACAAAAAAGTGGTGCTCCACCAAGTGTAATTATTAATAAAGAAATACAAATTGAAGAACTAGAAGAACAGCGTACTACAATAAACAATCAGTTAGAATCGCAGTTGCAAGAGTTTAGTCAATTAACACGTGGAGGCAGTGGCGTAGGATCTTCTGGAAATTTCCTAACTGCTGAAGAAGCAAAAGATGATATCAGTATGCGTTTAAGATTTGCTGGAGATGTTGTGGATGATAGTGACATTTACGGTCCTGAAAACGATGGATCTGGCGGCACACTACAATTTGGTGCAGTTAAAAGTAATTTAGAAAATAGTGCTGATATGCTAAAAATTGAAATGGGTATACGTGGAGATCCATATTGGATGGGTATGCCCAGTAGTTTTTATAGAAATAGTTCAGTTAGTAATGAACTAGCTGATTACGAAAAGGGTGGGATTTTGTTTTTCTTAAATGTTAAATTCCCAATTGACGAAAATAGTGCTGGTAGAAGAATACCCAGAGACGATTATACATTGAGTGGTACCTATCGTGTCGTTGATGTAATCAACAGATTTACAGGTGGATTGTTTACTCAACATTTAGGAGCAGTTAGGGATTTAGCCACTAACACAAGCACAGTGTTGGGGACGTTACAAACACCCCAAATAATATCTGATGTTAATATGATAAGCCCTGGCAGTCGAGATGCACTACCACAAGTTACATCTGATCCAGCAGCAATTCAAGAAAGTGGAGGGCCAAGATGAGCCACGCAAGCAGTAATAAATTTAGTAAAAAAGTTAAAGATTCATATAATCAAAATGTTATGAAAAAAGGAATCAAAATACCTGCAGGTGTTTACAGAGGCTTTGTAATTAACAGCGATGATCCTAGACAAATGGGCCGTGTTAAAGTAAGCATTGCTCGTTTTTATGGAATGTTGGATCCAGAACTAGTAGCAGAAGTGGATCGTGATAGTGAATATTTAGGCGCAGTTTGGTGTCGATTTATGAGCCCGTTCGGCGGAACAACGCCTGCTGGCGGTACAGCACAGCGTAGTTTTGGTATGTGGGGTCAACCGCCAGATCTAGATACTGAAGTATTGGTGGCATTTAGTGGCGACAGTAATGTTGGTATTGTGTTGGGGGTATTACCTGACGAAACTCGTAACGGTAGTATTGCTGGCCCACAAAGTGGATTGGACAGTAATGGCAATTTTACAATTGTACAGGAAATTCCAAAAACTAGAGAATCAGAAAACCAACCTCCTGAAGCACACCCACAGGCAGAAGCATTAAAAACACAAGGGCTTGAAAAGGATCGCTTACGTGGTTTAAATTTTAGTAACCCAAGACGTGAAAGTAAAAGTCGTGTGATGGGAATGAGTACACCAGATGGTCATGCATTTGTTATGGACGATGGCGGTGCAGAAGATGGAACAAGTAATTTAGTTCGTTTACGTACTGCTGGCGGCGCACAAATACTAATGGATGATACAAATGGATTTACATATATTATTAGTAAAGATGGCAACAGTTGGATTGAAATGAACCGCAATGGCGACTTGGATGTGTATGCACAAAGTTCTATAAACTTTAACACTGCTGGTGATTTTAATATAAATGCTGACGGCAATATTAATATGCAAAGTAAACTAGGCACAAATATTAAAAGTCTCGGAGTTGCTGGTGTTAAAATGCATGCCAGTACTGGTACTATAGATATCAAAGCACACAGTAATCTACAAATTGAGACTGAGAGTAACGGAAATTTAAAAGTTGCTGGAAACTATAGAGAAACTGCCAGCCGTATTGATATGAATGGTCCTCCTGCATTGGCGGCATCCACACCAACTGCAACACAACATACTGGCAACAAAGTTGTAAAAGAAAGTGTTGCAACTCGTGTACCAGAAGCTGAACCATGGAATGGGCATTTGGATGTACAAGTTGTAGATACAAGCAGTCCGGCTGGCACAACTGATCAGTTTGCAAGTGATACGTACTACTATCAAACACCAGCAAATCCAACTGCTGGCGAAAATACTGGTGCATATGACCTGGGAGATTTCCCAGAAGCTGAAACTGATGCTAGTGGATTGATACAATGGAGAGCAGGTGTAGACCGTGCTGTAAATCCAAAACTACTTGAGCTAGTTAAACAAGTTGCTAAAAAGTTTGGACAGCCTTTAACTATTACAAGTGGGTACCGTAGTCCAAACTATAATGCAAGTGTTGGCGGTGCTAAAAAATCACAACACATGCAAGGTAATGCTGTAGACATCAGTGGTGCTCAGTTTACAAACGATCAACGTTTACAGTTAGTTGCAATTGCCAGCAATGTTGGCATAACTGGAATTGGAGTATACAACGATAAAAGTTTACACTTTGATATACGTACAGGTAGACGCAGTGCTTGGGGAAGTGGATTTACATATGCTGGTATTGCACCGTATGCTAAAAGCACACTAGATAAACATTTGGCGAACGGTTATGCTTAATTTTGTAACAGAAAACCGCAGAACTGCATGGGATACATATACAATTAAAGATGATTGGCGAGTAAACTTTCTTATTGCGTTAACACAACTTACTGTTAGTGCAGAGATGTTGCAATTAATGTTGGCTAATAGCGAATATCGTATGTTTAGATATTCAGCTGATGGAAAGAACTTTAAAATTGGGTATGGATATGGAGATGCAACTGGTATTGGGGTAACTGAAGCAGAAGCATATAGTTCTTGGATTGAGTATATTAAAGATAAAGAAACTAGATTTAAAACAACCTTACCACTTATTAGTATGTCGCAATCACATTATGATGCATTGTTTGGATTGTATTGTGATACTGGAACTTGGAAAAAAGTTACTAGCGATGTAGGCACATATGATGTGTTTACTGCAATAAAAGCTGGACGTTGGTTATTAGCAACAGATATGATAGCAGACGGTAAAGTTAACCCTACGCAACGTAAAGCTGAAGCTAGAGTGTTACAATTAGCTGATTACACCACTAGTAGGACTAGACAATACTTGCTTAGTGAGGGCATAGCATATGCACTCAAGCAATATACCAGTGGCGGTATTACAACTGAACTCAGTAAACGACAGTGTGAAAGTGGATACTATAGACAAACCACAGCATTTATCCCTGGTATGACCAATTTACGTCAACGAGAACTTATAGCCAAATTTGGCCAATTATAATCCTATAAATATCTATAACAAAGGATCAACAGTATGGCAAGCACTCTTTTGCTTAACGCTGATTACCAACCCATGGAGTTAAGCCCACTTAGCACGCTCAGTTGGAAAGAAAGCATAAGCGCCTACTATAAAGACAGCATCTATATCTTTAAAACACACGACAACTGGAAAGTTAGATCTCCCAGTGTAGAGTTTGATGTACCCAGTATTATTGTAGCAAAACACTATCACAAACGTAAATCACATGCAAAACTCAGTAGACGTAACTTGTTTATCAGGGACGATTACCGGTGTCAGTACTGTGGAGTTAAGTTTTATCATCATGAATTAACATTTGATCATGTTATTCCACGTTTACACGGTGGTAAAAGTACATGGCAAAATATGGTAGCGGCATGTAATCACTGTAATGGTAAAAAAGGAAGCCGACAAGACATTACCCCTATGCGGCCACCGATACGACCAACTTGGCATCAGATATATCAGCAAAGTAAATGTTACAAACTAACGATTCCTGACCCAGCTTGGCAGGAATTTTTAAATTGGCCTGATAAGTTATTAACTATTAAAGCACCAGTTTATTAAAGTTATAAATAGTAGTATGGCGATATTTAAAGGTTATAGCACAGTAGATGTACGTTTTGGTAATGTTGTATTAGAAGACATTGCACTTGCGAAGCGTGATTTACTCAATCATTTTTACACAAGAAAAGGCGAGAGACTTGGTCAGCCTGAATTTGGTAGTATACTACCAGATTTAGTGTTTGAGCCACTGGACGATCTTGTTATTGACTTAGTGGAAGATGACGTAAGAGACATTATTGACAATGATCCGCGATGGATATTGAACAACTTAGATGTACAAGTTGGCACACACAGTATTACATGTGTGGTTAACTTAACTTACAGAGATACAGCAACAGTGGATGAACTATATTTAGAGTTTACTGCTGAAACGGAAGAAGAGAACTTATAATGGCACAGAGTATTAGACAACGAAACCTGTTTGCTGCGGAAGACTTTACAGTAGTTTACGACAGCTTTGCACAGGCAAACTTCCAGGCATATGATTACGATACGATTCGTAGTGCAATGGTTGATTATATCAGAGACAATTATCCAGAAAATTACAATGACTGGATTAGTTCAAGTGAATTTGTAGCACTGCTTGAAATGATTGCATTTATGGGACACAATTTAGCGTTCCGTGTAGATCTAGCAAGTAGAGAAAACTTTTTAAGTACAGCAGAGCGCCGTGCCAGCGTTTTACGTATTGCAGACTTTTTGGGATACAATCCTGCAAGAGCATTAGCATCACGTGGTACATTAAAAATTACTTCCGTAAAAACAACACAAAACGTATATGATGTAAGTGGTGCTAGTTTAAAAGGTAAAGAGATTGACTTTATTAACGATCTAGACGCCAATGCGTATCAAAACTTTATTTTAGTAATGAATGAAATCTTTGCAAGCACAAACCAATTTGGCAAACCCAGTGCAAGTAAAACAATCAGTGGAGTTAAAA